CCGGGTTCCCCGGGGTGTTTGTGCGACCTTTAGGTCGTACACACTTTGACTCAACCTGGAGCGCTTTCATGGAAATTAAGCACAATTCGTCCTCTGTCAAAATCTTTAATGACAGAGTAGAGAACGAGGATCGTCACTTCTTCTGGAATCGTTGGGCCAAGTGTATCTGGCCCGATCTTTCGGAAGGAGTGTCCTCGCCCTCGTATGTCTTTCCGCCAGTCTTCGACCGGCGGGAGGGGACGCTCGTGCTCATGAAAGTTAGCTTTAGGAAGAGTAAATGAAGATCCGCTTCCAGCCCATTAAGAAACTCGATAAACGTTTCACCTCCGAATATGAATTGAGGTGTGCCGTCGTCGGGATCCTTCGTGGAGTAAAGCAGGCTGTTGATATGAAATACCAGCCTACTCGGAAGTGGTTCCCACCGCATTATATCGTTGGATATGAGGATGACAGAGATGAGAAGGATCTTCACAGCTGAGACATGCCGCTCGTGCCTTACTAACATTTGGTACAAGCTGCTGTACTATGCTGTGATCTTCTTTACCTTTGTCTTACTCTTACACCCAACGTTTGCGGACAAAGTGCTCAGCATCGCTGAGAGGTACTTAGGTGTCATCAAGACTCTAATAAAGTTTTGGTGATGACTACGTTAACTCAAGGCGAGAAGACTTGGGCTTGGCTTTTCAATATAGCCAAAGAGGGACCACCATATTCCCTACGGTACGAACCGGCCTGCACGTTTGTCTCCCTGGAAATACGCATTGGTAAGACGATTAAGTTTAGGACTCCTCGGCAGGTGCTATCCAAGCACATGCCGAACGTCCCGCTTTTTCCGTCACCGCGCGTCCTACAGGTCAAGATTTATGCGCAGGTCGAAAAGTACTTCAAGAATCGTGGTCGTTTTGTAGTCTGGGTAAGAGTCCCCTGGCCATACGAGTGGGTGTATCGAAAGAATACCCACTACGTTAAGCTTTCGGGGACATACAGACTGCAACCCAAGCCGCTTAATGCAAGAGTGCAAAAAGCGTATGCTGCTTTTCGGACTAAATCCGAAAAGCATCGCAAGCCCACCTTTGGACAATTTTCACAGGGCCTAGATCGACCCAACCCTACCGTGAAGTACGGGAACGTTTTAGTCGCGATAGAGAGTACCTCGCAGCCTTACCTCGTAACTGGGGTAAGAACCTACGAGACTTTCCGTCGTAGCTTTTCGTCCGTCAACACGCCGGGGTTCAGGTTGAAGAAAGGCAGGAACTTGCCAATCAATGGCTATAGTTCCTCTGTGGTAAAAATCCAAAACGGCCAGGGCTGGTCCCTATCGGACGACCGCTTAACCCCTAGGGGTTGGTCGTACACTTGGGATGGCACGGCTGAGATGTGGCCTGCGGCGTTGCCTGTTTCTTCTCCGTCTTATGACGTGAGAACGTTCAACAAGGCGGTTCAGAAGCTAATTGAGAAAGCCGAGCTAGAGATAGCTGGCAACATCGCTCAGGACTTTGCACAGGCGGGACAAACGGTCAAACTTATTGGCGAAAGTGCCACGAAGATTGTTCGTAGTCTGCGTATGCTTAGAAGAGGGCAGTTGCCTCAAGCTCTTGATGCGCTTCTGGTTGGCCGTAAGAACGCTGATCGAATCCGTCGGAAGTGTCGACTGGCCAAAACTAAAACTCTAGCTGATAATTGGCTTGAGTTGCAGTATGGTTGGAAACCGCTCCTTCAGGACATAGACGGCGCTCTTCGTTCGACTGCGGCTTACATGCAGAAGAACTCTTTCGAACGTTGGGCAACGGTGTCTAGCAAGCTGACCGTTAATGGGATAGCTGGTATCGACATTGAGCTCGATGGTAGTCGGATCGGTTACCGTAAAACAGTAACTGATTACGCTACTCGCCTCGGTGCTCGGTTCGGTGTCGCCAATTCCCTCAAAAGTTATCTTGCTCAGACAGGCTTTACAAACCCACTCAACCTCGGGTGGGAAATTTTGCCGTTCTCCTTTGTAGTCGACTGGTTCTTGCCGGTGGGTCCGTGGCTTACTCAGCTTAGCAGCTGGGATGGCCTCGTCTTCATCGACGGTTTCAGAACCGACTTCTTATGGGAGCACTGCTTCGTGGAGATCTACCAGCAAAACAAGACGTTTCCGCCTTTTAACGCTGTGTATTATAGCAAGGGTGGCCTGTGGGCTCGAGAGACGATAAAGACTGATCGCGTGAAGCTGACTAGCTTCCCGCACCAGCACTTCCCATCTTTCAAGAATCCCATGAGCGTAACTCATGCAGTAAATGCACTGGCGTTGTTGGCGTCGACTTTTGCTAGTTGGCAGGAGTGAACCTCCACACTCAATGATTGAAATCAAGGAGTACGAAAGCCATGCCAGCTATAGCTAGCATCAAAACGTCATCGATAATCGGAACGTTGGAAACTTCAACCTCCGCAACTGTCGGTGTCGACAAAACGTGGGATCCCGAGGGTTTTATTGCCCCTGGTGTCGCACGCTGGGTGGATCGGTCGGCTGGAATAGCCGTCGGTTTTCCCAACTTAACTTTGTCGGTGCGTCCGCCTAACAAGGCGAGCCGCGTTTACAGAGTGACAGTGAAGATTGGTCTCCCGACGCTTGAGACCGTGGGCAACGCGTACAACGGCATTACGCCGGGTCCGACGAAAGCCTACGAGCCGTCTTGCATCATGGAGTTTCTGTTGCCGGAGCGGTCCACAGCGGCTGAGCGTACTGCGTTGCTCAGTCATGTTAGATCGCTTTTCGCAACAACGATCCAGGCAACCGACGCGGCACCCTCAGATGCAACAGGGTCGCCACTGGTCGCCGCGGTCACGAACTTCGACGGGCCGTACTAATAGCCCTTCAACGTCCGTAAACTCTGGAGATCCGATATGTCTTTTAAGAAGCGTACCGTGCAGGTTTTGAAAACACTGCAGTCTTTCCGTGTTGCGTCAGAGGTAACCTCTGCTGCCGTTAGCGATTTTCTCACTGCCCTGGACTGTCCTCGGGCGCTAACTGTTCTAATGCTCTTCCGCGAGGGAGAGCACGAACAGTTGGCTAACCTTGAGATCGATCCACTCCATTACAGTAATGCGATGGAGTTTAGGGACGCTTACGCTGCAACTAAGTTTTTGTCTAAGTTCAAGGATTTAACTCTTGACTCTGATCTTGACAAAGTTGCATTGCTGAAGTTCAAGAAATTTGAACTTCAGTGTGAGCGAACGAATGAGCGCTTTTTGAACCTTGGTGCGAGTCCCTTATTTCAGGGGCCCGTCGTATGGCTGCATAACGCAGTCATTCGAAAAATATCCTCCGTTCTCGGCTCGTTCGACGGTGAGGAGCTCGTTTCGCTAGCGAATTGGGGTCCCGGAGCCACGACGACTATTACGTCCCGTGACTCTAGCTCCGTCAATAAGTTCCAGCTAGAAGCTGGGATAACGGCTGACTTACACTCCTTACTCCCCATTGAGCTTTTGCAGGTTGCTTATCCTGCATGGGCTCAGCATCTCCGGGAAATCGGTTTTCCGAAATTCCAGAGCGGGAATAAGGTAGTCACTGTACCGAAGGATGCCACTACCAATCGCGTCATAGCAATTGAGCCAGGGATTAATCTCTGGTTTCAAAAAGCCATTGGCGAAATGATAGGGAAAAGGCTCCGTCGGTTTTCGATCGACTTGCGCTTTCAGGGCAGAAATCAGGAATTGGCGCGGAAGGGAAGTATAAACTCCTCCCTCGCCACCATTGACTTAAGCTCTGCGAGTGACTCTATCTCGGCCGGATTAGTCGAGGCACTACTTCCGCCTCGATGGTTCAGTCTTCTTGATAGTGCTCGATCGAAATACGGTTTGCTAGACGGGGAGCTGTTTAAGTGGAACAAATTCTCCTCAATGGGGAATGGGTTCACCTTTCAGCTTGAGTCCCTAATATTCTATGCTGCGGCTGATAGCTGCAGGGAATATCTTCACATACCCCCCTATAACGACGAGGGTCAGGTTGTGTCGGTTTACGGGGATGACATTGTCATCCCCAGTAAATGTCTAGCTCTCTTCTCCGCCCTGTTAGAGTTCTACGGATTCACAATGAATATGAAGAAGAGTCACTTTTCTTCGTGTTTCCGTGAGTCTTGTGGTGCTCATTATTGGGCGGGCATTGACGTTAAACCCATCTACCTTAAGGGTAGGTTATCTGACGTTCAATCCGTTTATCGGTTGGCGAACGCTGTGCGAAGATTGGCCCACCGCCGTAATGTATTTTTCGGCTGTGATTCCGTTCTCCGCCCGACGTTCTATCACCTTGTGCGTTCGGTGCCAAGTCTTTTAAGACGCTGGATACCGGAAAGCTTAGGTGATGGTGGCTTCATCGGAAATTTCGACGAAGCTACCCCAGTTCGAGCGAGGCATGGTATCGAAGGATACTTTGCCTTTCCCGTTCTTGACGTAGCTAAAAGCTACGAGTCAGATGGCATCGGTGTCATGTTGACCCGATTGTGGGTTCGTTCAATGCGAGAGGAGAACAATAATGTCCCTCTCAGGAACCGTACCAGCATCCGTATCGTACGATCGCTGGTTAAGCAGTGGGCAGATCTCGGGCCGTGGTTTTAAACGCCACGACGGGGGTTCTGCTGAAGTCAAGGCCAGGCGAACTTCTTTGAATCGTTTGTCTGGTTTTCCTGATTATTCCTTTTAATAGAGGTTTGATTAGGTGGAGGCCCATTGGCCACCAAGGGTGATTAGCGCG